CATTGGCCACTCTTCTCCATCTAAGGTATCCTCTCAGAATTCTCTTGGCATTTTCTTTTGTTTTTGATTCATTAATATCAGGAAAGAAAGGCATCGTTCACCTCTTTTCTATGCCATGTAATATTTCTAAGCCTATTGAATTTTTAAATAACTTTTCCATCAAAGACTAATGTAATAGTCCCTGTACCATCTCTATGTTTAGAGACCAAAGCACGACAATCTGATCCAAACTCAATTCCTTCAATCGTGATACTACGCTTTGTTTTATTAACATTGACGATAGAGCCATTTGCTGTCTTAATTCTCATGCTTCTAATTCCTCAATCAACCAATCAAGGTTCTTTCTAGCTTTCTTCAAATCCTCAAGACCGTTCTTCTTTTGAAAGCGTAGTAAGTATTTAATTGCGTTTCCCCAATAGAAACCTTCGACTCCTTCTAGTCCAAAAACAAAGTTTTTAATTACTTCAATGACTTCAAGTCCGAATTTCCCCTTATAATTGCTAGGGTTGTTGATTTTATCAACATCGTTAAATTCTTCCAAAACTTGTTCATAAGATTTTTCTTTCATGTCAATTTCTCCCATAATGTTTGCTTGCTCCATGTAAATAATAACCTCCATCTTTCTTTTTGTTTATGTAATACGTGTATTCTCCATCTGGACTAGCGTAGGAGATTTGAATCTCTACCATCTCATCTTCAAAATCTATGCTGACAATATCGCTTGTTTCAACGATTGCTTTCTGTTTCTTTATCCATGCTCTAAATCTTGGTATCATCCCAAATCCTCGCTTTTCACAAATGAACCGTTGACCATTTTTCCTTTTCGGTTCTTGATCTCGTTATAAGCTAGTTCAAAGCATTCTGCAATACTCCAGCCTTTTTGCTGGCAGTAAATCGTTAATACTACCAAAATATCCCCGACTGCATCTTTCCCGTCTTGCTCACGTTCTTTCAAGTGCGCTTGTGCAAGTTCGCCCGCTTCCTCAAATAATTTCAACGCTTGAGCCGTGCTATTGTTCGGATTATCCAATCCTCGTTCCTTTGCCCACTTTTCGACACGGTGCGCTAATAGTTCCATGTTTGCTGTCATAACCTCACCTCATCTCCAATTTTCAAAAATTCGTAGTTGTCTTGCGATACTACAAATACGCCGTAGTTCTGTATTGTGATTGTGTGCAGGTCGCCTATTTTTTCTTTGTGGACGACTCTGCCTTTAATTTCTGCGCCTTTATTATCTGATTTGTAGATAATCATCGGGCGCTTTTGTTCTAGATTTTTAATGTGGATACATTGCCAGATGTTCAATCCAGCAGAAACTAGAATCCATACTACTATGAATCGTTTCAATCTATGACCTCCTCGACAAGAATGTATGTTCTTTCTTTGTTCATTTGCTCATACCGTGCAACTTGATAGCCAATAACGTTTAATTTCGACTTGCCGTTTGTTGCAATTTTCGCTCTTTCAATGTATTCATTGAGCTTTTTTACTGCTGTTTTTTCTCCATCATCCACAAATTCCGTGAACACCCTCATCACTCCACCTCTTCCTTCGCATACTGCAACCATACAAGAGTTTCATATAAATCGCTTGCGCGTCTCTTGATATTGCCTAACTCATAACTGTCTAGCTTATCTGAGTTTTTTATAATATCAATTTTTAAATTATCGATAGCTAGAATAAAATCTTTTTTTGTTTGGTTCATCACTCCACCTCCTCAATATTTATTATTTTTTTTATCATCTTTAAAGAACTTATAAAAAATTACTGACCAATAAGAAGTCCACATAAGATATGATAATGATTGAAGAAATTGTTCAACTGTCATTTTATTACCTCCACAAGTTCAATCCCTGGGCAATCGAGCACCCAAGCAAAATCGGAATATTCTAGTTCCTTTCGTGTAAATTCTTTATTTTTTTTACTATTGTTAAAAAAATTAAATCCAACTTCTGTTTCATTTAGATAATCATCTGTATTTTTTACCTTAACTTTGTATTTTGGTTCTTTCTCAGCATCGTAGCTGGTAACCCAAGCTTTGGCAAAAAGTTCTTGATTTTTTCTGTCATTAAGCCATTTCTTCACTACTTTGCTATTATTAGCATAGAGATGAATAGTGGTACTATCAAGTGCAGAACGCAAACTAAAATCATTTAAAAATTGACATTTAAAAATCCAGTCATCTATAAAACCAGGTAGAAGAACTTTATTCGATTCTTGCCGAATCTTATCAGCATCTTTTAATTGCTGACCAACACACGCTCCATCAAGTAAGCCTTGATCGTAACCACTGCGATATTTCATCAAACCGTAGTCGTTACCTAATTCTTTTAGAATGGTGTTAAGCCATATAGCTTGTGTCGTTGGGTCAAACCCTCTAATTCGACCAACAACATCTTTTAGTTTAAATGGCAACGGTTCTGGTTCGTCCAAAGACCGTAAGTCTTTCAAAACCAAATCAACCGAGGTCAGTTTTTTCTTGTTAGCTTTCATTTTTTCGTACTGATTGATTAATTTTTCTTTATTCATTCTTTACACCTCCTCAACTTCAAACAGTGGACTGTCAAACACTTCAGTAAGACTTAACTTTTCGAGGTCAGATTTTCTAAAATTACTTCTAAAACTTGTACTGATATGAAGTCCGATGCCATCGTCATCACAAAGGTATTGATTAGTAGCTTTAAATTTAACCGTATACTTCGGTTCTTTCTCGACCTCGTAGCCGTCAAGCCATGCTCTAGCAAAGAGTTCCATGTTGTCATCTTCCTCGAACCATTCGTCAATTTCTTTGTTTTTATGACTTCTGATTTCAATCATCGCACCAAGTAAATGATAATCTTCTTCTTTTGTCCACTCGATATATTCCGCCACAAACTGCGGGATTTTGACTTTTTGATGTTCGTCTAGTTGTTCGATTTTTTTGATAATTCCGTTTACATCAATACAATTTATAATTTGACTTTTATTTTCTTTTATGGCATTACAATAATCTATCAATTCCTGTTTATTCATTCTACCACCTCCTCAACTTCCAAACCCTCACAATCAAACACCCATCCGAAGTTGGCTTCTTCTAGTTCTTTGCGGGTAGCTTTATAATTTCCAGCTGTTATATTTTGATTAAAATAAAATTTTCCCCCTAATGGTGCTTTAACCAAAGGTTGCCCATTTTTTAGCTTCACAATATACTTAGGTTCTTTCTCGACCTCGTAGCCATTCACCCAAGCTTCTGCGAAGATGTTTACGTTATTCAATTCCAGCCAATCAGAAATTTCTCCTTCTGGAGCATAGCGAAGCGCCCCTCGGATATTGTATGTTATTCTTTTCGCTGTCTTAATCCAATCCGCCACAAACTGCGGGATTTTGACTTTTTCGGGTTCGTCTAACTGACTGATTAACCCCAAAACAACTTTCTTGTCAACGTATGGTCTAATGCTAGTAATACTAGTGAGACTCGGTAAACTTTCAATTTTCTCAATCAATTCTTGCTTATTCATTCTTTAACTCCTTGATTTTACTTTCGTATTCCTTCACTCGTTTCTTCCAGTATCCACGTTCTTCTGCCCGTGAATGTGCAAGTGATTTAACACACGGTTCAGTTAATTCTGATATGTGTAATTCTGCTTTCTCAATCTCTCGCTCATAGCCTTCAATTAGCTGCTTCTTTAAGTCATCATTCATATAAATCACCTAAAATGGCATATCATCATCTGAAATGTCCAAAGGATTTGTAGCTCCGAAACTTGCTGGCATCTGATCTTCAATATTTGACTGATTTGCAGAGTTATCACGTTTTTCTAGTAATTGGAATGTATCAGCTACGACTTCTGTTACATAGACACGTTGCCCTTGTTGATTTTCATAACTACGAGTTTGGATGCGGCCTGTGATTCCTACCAGGTTCCCTTTTTTACACCAATTTGCAAAATTTTCAGCCTGTTGGCGCCAAATCATACAATTAATAAAATCAGCTTCACGATCACCTGCTTGATTCTTAAAATTACGATTGACTGCCATATTGAAAGTCGTAATTGCAATATTTGATGGTGTATATCTTAATTCAGGGTCTCGTGTTAATCGTCCTACAAGTGTTACATTATTAATCATTCTTACCTCCTATTTGATTGCCAGGTAGTAGCAATCCCTTGCGCCATAATCAAATCTAACGCTGTCCTTCTTGATGTGTTTTACAAAATGTGGTCTAGTTATCCCAGAGTGTGTCCATTGATGGTCCATCATATCTTCAATTAGATCATCAACATTGTTGTATTTTCCAATAAATAACCTTCGATGTCCGTTATAGACAAAGTAAAGTTTTAACATTAGTATCTCCTATCCTTCATACTGGATGGATATACAAAACATTTTCCTGTTGCTCCTTCAAAAATTCGACTAGAGAGAGCACCATTCCCAAAATCATCCGAATAAAGCTCTTTAATCTCTTCACTGCTCAAATTCGTATTGATAATGGTATTTGTTCGATTATCCAAAATCTTGAATAAAATTTGATGTGCCCATTCGTTTCGCTTTGTATCAGCTTTACGACTTTCTTTCCCAAGATCATCTAAAAATAGGAAGTCTACTTCTGATAGCAACTTAACCATCTTAGCTTCTGAATAACCATTATCAAACTCAAAGCTTTCTCGAATCTTGTCGAATAAGGCTACAACTGAAACAAAGAGTACACTTTTAGGTTCATCATAGTACTTGAATTGTTCATTGATAAAACGAGCAAATCCATAGGTTAGATGGCTCTTACCAACTCCTGAAGGACCGGTAATAATTGCGTTTCCTGTTCTTCCTTTGGCATATTCACGTTCCAACCGCTTCACAAAATTCACAGCCTTTTCATCAATATCAACCTGAATCTCATAGTCATGTAGTGACTTACTGGCAAGTTTACTTGAAACGATACTGTCACGAGCAAAAACCTCGTAAGTATCCGATAGCTTACTCTTTACTTCGGATTCCATATTCAACTGCTTTTCAAAGAGACGAATGTTCTCTTTCTCGCATTCAGGACATTGATTGATTTCTACAACCTTTCCCTTGACGGGTATTTTTACAGACCAAAGATGGCATCCATGGATTTCACAGACATCATCAAGAACGGTTCTGGTTCTGAATTGTTTAAACTGTTTCATCTAAAACCCTAACCTTTCATCAACTGCTGATTGAAAAGAGTGAACTTTTCGTGGCATAGGTTGGTTCAGATAATTGTCCATCTTATTACCAAAAAGTGTTTGTGGTTGAAGATACTGTTCATACTCTGTACCTTTCCACTTAGCAACCATGATGTCCACAACCTTTTTAAAATCTTCAAGAATATAGCCTTCTTTCAGTCTTGCTTTGATAAATTTTTGATGACTAGCAGTGTCAACCTTAAAATTCTTCTTAGCTTTCAAATTAAGATAAGAAATAACTTCTGTACAAATCGACAACTTATTATTGTTATTATCAATCTCGTTATTATCAGTCTTGTTTGT